CAATTTCTTCACCTTCAGCTTCTCCTTCACCTTCTAGGTCTAAATCAGCTTCAACGTCTTCAACTTCTCCTTCTACTTCTTCTCCATCAGCATCTACTGTTGGTTCAGTAACGTCTTTATTATCTTGTTCGTCTTCAATTTCTTCAACTTCTTTACCAGCTTCTTCGCCTTCAGTTTCAACAATTAAATTAGAGTTTACAGTTTCAGCAACATATTCTGCATATTCTGTAACTTTTTCTAAGTTTGTTTTTAAGTAGTCAACGTATTCTAATAAGTCTGCGTGAGTTGTTGCTCCTTCGTTATAAGATTCTGCTAAGTAGTTTGTGTATTCTTTAATTGAATCAACTCCTCCAGCAATATGCTCTGAGTATTGAATTGATTGATCTAATTTCTCAGCTAAATTTTCTGAGTATTGGATAGATTGATCTGTTTTCTCTGCAACGTGCTCAGAGTATTTAATTGAATCATCTAATTTTTCTGCTAAATAAGTAGCGTATTCTTTTAGTTCTTCGATTTTAGCTTCGTTGTTGTTTTCCTGTGCTTCAGTTAAAGATCCTTTAATAGACTTAATTTCTTCAGAAAGATATTGTGAATATTTATTAAAGTCTTCAACAGTGATAAATTTTGATTCTGCCATTGTTTCTGTTTCTTTATTTTCTATTTTTGTTTCATTTATATTTGATACTCCGATTTCATAAATTACGATATCAGAGTCGTTAGCAAATCCATAAGATTCGTTAACTCTTGTTAATTCTGCGTTTGCAAATCCAGGATCAGCTACTAAATCATACGTAAATAATTGTTTGATTTTTACCTGTCCGTTTTCTTCAACTGCACCAGCAGCTCTTGAAGATATTTGTAAAGGAACTCCTGCATCGACTAAGGCTTTAGCCTGTCTTCCTGCATCTGTATCTAATAAACGGATACGTCCTCTAATTTGTTTGTTTTCTTTATCGTACGTTAATTCTTCAATTATGTGTGATACGTTCTTTAAAGATACATCGAAATTACTTGGATGATCTAATTCACCTAATAATTTAGAAGATTTAATTTTATCTTGTAGTGATTCTATTTGCGGAACATATTCTTCAGCCGTATAAATACGATTGTTTTTGTTCTTTTTATCTAATTCACCGAAGATACCCTCTAGAACATAAGCTCCATTTTCGGTTTTTAAATCTAAACTCGAAGAGGATCTCTCTAAGATTAATAAGTCTTTGTTGATCATTTTATTATTTTATTATATTTGAATTATATATCTTTATTAAAAAGATTGATTTTTAATTTTTTTAGATGTCCATGTCTAGTTCATCATCTCCACCCTCAGCTTTTTCTGCTTCTTCTTCATCTTCAGTTTCCTGTGCTGTAACTTCTTCTACATATTCGTTATAGTATTTAACTAAGGTTGCTGTGTCTGTTTCAGTAAATGCTCCTTGACCGTATGCATCATAAAAATAATCTAAGAATTCGTCTTCGGTTTCAGAGCTAGAAATAGCACCTACAATTTCAACAGCTTTAATTTCTTCTCCATTGTCTGAAGTATAATCATCGATTTTAACATCCGATTCTGGAGTTACTTTAACGGCTTCGTTAAACATAGTTCCTGTTCTCCAATCTCCGGTGTGTTTTTTCAATAATGAATTAATTTGATCAATTTCATCTTCATTGTTATGATCTGCTCCTAATTCAATTGAAAGTTTTCCTTTAGTTATAGGATGAGTACTTATATAAACTTTAATATTTTTATTAATCTTAGCAATATCTTTTTGTAAGTTTGCTAATTGTTTATCGTTGACTTCGTTTTTAGATTCATTAATAAATGAAGTAAAATCTGTTGTGTATTTTGTTTTAGATTCTTTAATAGCTTCTACTGCTGCACCTTTTGGAAATCCTTTAACATTGCCTTTAAAACCTAAAGCATCGTGCTTTGATTTAAAGTATATTGCTTTGCATTCTCTTTGACGAGTCATTGGCTTTAAGTAACATACTGTTGCTTTTACCATATGATCTCCATCCGGTCTTTCTTTATAGTTTCTAGCTTCAGTAACCATTGATTCATTAGCCATTTTCATATCAATCCAAACTCTAATAATATCTGCATAATCTTTAGCAGTTAATTTAGTTTGATTTCCATTAGTTGTTCTATCATTAAGATCAAACATTTGTTGAGCGAATTTATCGATGTTACCTGATTTAAAGTATATTGTAGCTCTTTGTCTACCATTATCTAATAATTCAAGTGTCTCTTCTTTTTTATCATGTGGATCTAATCTCCATCCAGCTGAGTGATTTACTCTAATATCAAAACCACTTGAGTTACTATCAACATAAACAGTCCAGTGGCCGTCTGATTGATATGTTTTACCTTTAGAGTATTTAATTTTACCTTCAGTAACTGTTGATTCAATTATTACCGATTCAAAATCATCAGGTAATCCTCCATACCATCCGGACTCTTTATTACTAGGAGTTCCTTCACCATAAATACTGTCTAGAACTTTAACGTCCATTTCAACATTCCATGATTTAGTTTTACTATCAAAACCAATATTCTTTCTAATAGCTCCTCTAGGTTGTTCTGCAACAAACTCTTTAAAATCAAGATAATCTTGTTCTTCTTTAAATGCAAGACCAATAGTATTCTTAGCTTCAGTAACTAATGATTCAGTAAGACCTAATGATTTATTAACTAGATCTTCAATAACGCTAGAATAATCATCATTCAAAGCCCATTTAATTGTTTGACCTTGGCTTCTTGCTTTTTTGTTTATCCATTTAAGGTGCGTTGCATCAGTAAGAAACTCAGAAGCTTCTTTTGCAATTCCCTTTGGATCCTTTTTCCATTCTTCAATAGTAGTACCAAAATTATCACCTACCGTTGAACCTGTTCTTTTAAGGTTATTGATTCCACCAATCTTAATGTATATGTCATTATTAATAGGCATCGCTTCAAAGAAAACTACGTCTCTTTCGCTTGAGTCGTTTTCACCAGATACTTGATCAATTGCATAAGTACTATGAACTCTCCAAGTAGTTTCACCTTTTACATTGTATGCCGCTGAGAATGTATTTGAACCAAATTCAGAAGCCTTTAGCTTATATGCTTTAGCTTCAGTAACTACTAATTCACTTATTGATGATTCATATTCGCTAACCTTCTCAGTTAAGAATGAAAGTTTAGTTTTATCACCTTTATATTTCTTAGTTAATGAAGATACATAATTTCTGAATAAAGTAAAGTTTTGTAGTATATCACCCCTAGTTGGTGTAATTGCAGCATCACTTTCATTTTCTCCACTAACTGCCTTCATAGCATCTAAAAACTTATTATCTAATATTTCAAGATAATCAACCAATGTCATATCTTTAGCTTCAATAACTACAGATTCGTTTTGAGCATCAGCCCATGCGATTTCCCAATCATCAATATCAAATTTATAAGACGCTACTAAATCTGCGATCTTATCATTTGCTCGTGGATCATCATCTCCTCTTTCAACTTCTGTAACATCGTAATAGTTATCATTAATAAACGATGCAACTGATTGTTCCGTTGGAGTTGGACCATACTCTTTCTTAATAGCTTTAATTGCTTTCTTAACAGTATTGTATTTACCAACATCTTCGCGTTTTTCAGTAACTAATTCAACTGCATTCGCAATGAATTGTTCAAATAAGTTTATGTATTTCATTTGATATATATCTCTATATTTTTTACATTCCCATGTCCATCGGATCAACCTCTGGCTCTTCGGCATCTTTAGCTGCTTTTCTAGCTTTATAAGCTTCATTAGCTGCTTTATCATCTGGGCTTAATTTTAAGTATCTGTCTACTAAGAAATCTTGATCAAAGTAATACTCTTCTTCCATTGTTACTGGATCTGTAGTTACTAATGAATCTTTTAATTCACTAACAAATTGTATTCTACGTTCCATGATTTCCATGTGCTTTAATTCTGCAAACATATTCTCTTCAATAAACTGTAGAGAAATTTGTGTTTTGAATGCTGCATCATCTGCAAACTCTGGATATTTTAAACACATTTGAATGTGTAGTGGTTTAACTAAGATCTCTTGGAAAACTGAACGCAATCTTGTAATAAATTTAGAGAATTTAATTTCATCTCTAATCATACCATCGGCTGCTAAGTTGAAGTCTCCTCCACCATCTTCATACATAAATCTGTTAAATGGAATCTTAGAAACTGCTTTAAGTTTATCACTAAAGTATTTAAGTGCTTCTGTATCTGATAATTCAGGACCTTCTCCACCTAGTGTTTCAATTTCTGGTTGTTCTCCGTCTTTACTTGGTAACCAGTATTCTTTATTAAATTGTAGCATTGGCTTTCCATCAGTGTGCATTGTACCTGATTCCCAATCAAAATCTACAACTTCTTTGTAGTTATTCATTAATTGAGCTAGCGATTGCTTTGCTCTTGTTTTAGATTTACCACCAACTGGGATGATAAATTTCATTCTATAAGATGAGTTTGTTACAGCCCAGATTACTCTAGTGTGTTCCATGATTCTCATCAAGTTAAATGATCTTATAAGACGTTCTAAGTAACTTACTCTCGACGCTGTGGTAATTGATGAATAAGAAATATAAATGATTTGAGAATCATATAGGACTCTCTCCTTAACTGGATCGTCCATGAATTGAGTCCATACTTTCTTACCATCGTCTTTATTATATCCAGGAACTAGTGTTATTGGATCAATTTCTTTAAATCCAATAATTTCAGTTTGTTCTGGGTTATAGATAATTTCAAAAGATAGATAACCATCAACTAAGAATTTTCTAAAATAATACCATGCTGATTGATCTTGTGTAAATCCAAAATATTGGTAAATATCTCTAAAGGATTTATTTAAGTATTTTTGAACATCATCACTAACGTCCATCCCGATAATTTCAGGATTTACGAAAAAGTTTTTATTGTCATATACTACAGATTCATCACATAAAATATCTAAGATATCTTCGATTTCATCGTATGTTGAGAATGCTCTTAATTCTTCACGCTTATTTTCATAACCTTTATCAAAGAAAGGAATATTCTTACGCATGTTAGTATCTGACATAGAAAGGGCTGCAAAAGCGCCATACATATCATCACTATCAAGTCCCATCTGGTTCATTTGACCGAAGCCAATTTGATCTTCCATTGGGCCAATTGCCTGTGATTGTCTAAGTACTAAATCATCATAATACATACCAAAAGAACTTAACTTCTTAAGTTGATCTCTTAGTGTAAACGATTTTTTATTGTAACTTAAAGGGCCATTTCTATCTACGAATCCTGCCATTGTTATTATTTTATTATATTTATTTATATATTCAATTTTTATTAGCTAAAAAACAACCTTCTAATATTTGCAATTGTGGTTCCATTTAATTCAATAAAGTCACATAGCGCAATATCAGGCCATTTTGTATAACTAACTACACTTTGTCTTGATTTACCAGTAGGTATATATTGTCTAATTGCAAAATCATATCCGTCTTTTTTAAGATATGCTTTTATTCCATCATATGTTATTTTTAATGGAGCTTGTGTTTTTGCATTATAATATTTTGAACCGGTTGTCGCGTTTTTAATTTGACCTTCCATTCTATTATATAAGTCATCTAACAATTGTTCTTTAAAATCAACTGGTAAAAGATTTAAATTAATACCCAGATCGTTTTCACCTTTATGTTCTATTGCTAATACAACCGGGCGTGCATCAAACCAGGGTAGGTTTTGTGTAATAGGTCTGTAATCAAACACATATATCTTGCCCGGTTCAAATCTGTTTCTTGTTTTCTGAACTTCATTTAAAGATCTGGATCTTGAGCTCTCTTCGAACCAATTCTCTGCTTTACTGCGAGCCGACTTTCGGCTGCCTGCTTCTTTAATTAATTCTTTTATTTTATTTTTAACGTAACCCATTCAATATAGTATCTTCAGTTAAAACAATAAATTTGTAATTTCTACCATCACAAAACTCTTTAGCTGCATTATATTTATCCATATTTTTTACATACTGTTCTGCAAGAAATTTATATGATTTAAGTGCTTTTTTAGAGTTTGTTTTAGGTGGCTGTGGTTTTGTTATCTGTGACTTTGGTTTAATTTCAACAATGTACTCTAGCTCTGTACCATCTTGTTGTATTTGTTTGAAATAAAAATCTGGATAATATTTATGGGCCTTTGAATCTTGTCGTGACCAGTATTTAATCTCTACAGGTTCACTTGACCACTTTAATACTTTGTCATTCATATCACACCAAATGCAGAACTTACGTTCCCATGAACTCCTATATATTATCGGAGTAGGGCCTATGTATTTTTCAGGAAATACAGGGACATAATATCCTTGACTGAAGCCTGAGTTCTTTGTTGGTTTGAGATTCTTTATTGACATTTATAAAGTGTAGATTCCTCCGCCATCTCCATCTCCTCCGCCGTTTCCGCCGATTGAAATAGTTCCACCGTATTTTTTAGGATGAATCTTGTTCCAGCCTTTTGCATATCCTCTCTTTGCAATCTCTGTAAAGTATGCAAACGCGTTTGGATATTTAGGATTAAAGTTTCGCCAGTATTTAAGAAGATCTAACATTGCGAATTGCAGGCAATCATTACGATCATCTTCGCTAACGTATCTCATTTTGTTGATTGTCTTCTCAGCTAATAGGATTAACATCTTCTCAGCTTCTTTAGTTAGCTTGTCTGCATCTTTGGATAAAACCATTTGTGCATAGAAGTCTTTGTTGTTTAAATAATTTTTTTTACGAGCCACAGTATTAATTTATATTTGTTTAGATTTATACCGTTAAATGTTGTTTTGTTTCTAAATAAAAAAAGAGACCCGCTAGGATCTCTCTTTCATGATTTTAGAAGGTTTTAAAACTATGCTTGTAATTCAGCAATCTTAGTTTCCCAAACTGAAATTTCTTCGTTAATTAGAGCATCTGCTGCTTTAATTTCTGAAATCGACTTATCAGCCTCAGCTAATAAACCTCTTTGGTCTTTTAAGAATGAAATCATATCTTTATAAGAATCGATTGTTGCTTCATTTTGTGCAATTTCCTGAGCTTGTCCTGTAACTAATTCACTTAAGAAAGTAGCTGCTGATAAACCAGTTTGTTCGTTTACAAAATCTACCGCTGCATTTGCATTAGTAGCTTCAAAAAACTTTGATATTCTGTTTGCTGTGTTGAATCTAGAAACATATACTTTTTCTTCGATTTTAAATACATTAACAATGTTATTGTTTCCTTCAAACGTTGCTACAAAATCTAATTGCACGAAATTCTCTAACATAGATGGTAAAGATTCGAATAATTCTGCAGTATTTTTATTTTCATATCTCACTAATCCACTTGATAATACGTGATTTGTAAAATTTTCAATAACTTTATCTCCTTCTGTGAAAGTAGATTCGGATAGGTTATAAGTAAATTTAGAAGCTCCGTGGAACCATTTTACTGTATTTGCTGAAAATTCAAAAGATTCAAAAGCTGCTATTGCATTTCCTAAAGTAGAATCAATAGATTCTGTTTCTGTAATTGTATTGTCAGTCATTTCAAAAACTCTACCGTTAACGTAGAATTTAAAAGAATTTTCTGTTTTTACAAATGGGGCTAAAATATTAGTCGTCATGTTAATTTGTTTTTATTTTTATTATATATCTTTTATATTATTTGGTATTTTCGTCAATTACATTAACTTCTCCTGGTGTATTTAGTGTTTTATCTGCCTCCGGTATGATTGCAGAATTAATTTCAAACATTCTATTACCAACATGTCTTTCCGATTCCCAATCAAATGAGGGGATTGATGTGTTAATTTCTATTGGAAAAGTTATTTTATATTTGTCTTTATCTTCGAACGTAAAATCAATTGGTCTCTGTATGTCATAATCGTCTGGCATTGCATAGTATGAATTTAATCGATACGTTGCCTCGTTTAAATGACCAACCTCAACATTAAATGAATTTGATTTATAAAGTCTTTTAATAAGCATCTCGGTCACCTTAAATGCATCAAGCGTAGAACTAACTAATATTTCAACATCTATACCTAAAGTGATTGGAATCATTTCAAACTCTGCTGAGTAACCTTCCATAGCACCTTCACTATTCATCTTAGTATAGGTACCCATGTTTCTTTTGTTAACTAATTTACCAGAATCGATTGACATACTTGTTAAACTAACTACCCCACGTGGAACCGCATCGTAATTTGCATCTGCAAATGCTTGATCAGGGTGACAGTCTACTCCAGTTGTTGTAGTGAATAAGAAATTATCTCGCAAAAACTGATCATCACCTGTTATTGAGTAATAAAAAGGAATATCAATTGCTACTCTATCGTTTTCGTTTAATTGTCTCCAAAAATAAACCTTGTTATTTAAATCAGCCAATAAACCTATGATAACGTGTCTTACTACACTATCGTCTGAGTTGTATTTTAAATTGTAACTTGCCATATAAATCTATATATCTATGTTATTCTATGGTTTCTATGTCAAATTTAGAAAATCCATTCTCTTTATAGATTTGAATTTTCTTATCAAATAATTCATGAGGAAGCACTGAGTGATTTATCACGAATGTGTTTATTTTACTCTCTTTGATTACTTGACTTAATATCTTTAAAATATTATGAACTCCGTCGGCATCAACCGAACTTAACAATTCATCTAAGAAAAGCAGGTTTAATTGTGGGAATCTTAGTTTTAATATTTTGATAATTGCAATGATAATAATAAAGTCTGCCTTCTTACGCTCTCCAGTAGAAAGTGTCATTGGATTAATTTCTTCTCCGAGGTGGTTAATAATACAATTAAACTTTTCATCAAATCTTAAATGAAAGGGTAAGTGCATTGTTTGTGCCATCGCTGCAATATTAGTATTTAGCCCAGGTAGGATTGTTTTAATTGCAAGATTCTTAACACCGTCTTCGCCTAATATTTCTTCTAAATTCTCTAAAAAATAATATTCGCTATTAACTATTGATTTAGACTTTGTCTTTTCTTTCTCCTGTGTTTCAAATCCATCTATTAAAGATTTCATATGAGCAAAACTATTCCCATTATTTAAAGAGTCTTTTATCTTTATTAGTTCTCCTTTAAGATTTCTAATATTTGTATTAATAACTGAAACTTTATCTCTAACCGCTCGATCTTTACCTCGAAGCGATATCATATCTTCTTCAATTTGAACAACCTTTGCTTTTTCTAAAGCAATTTTAGATGGTAAAGTTTCGATACTGTTTTCTATATCTGACTTACGATCATTATGAAAGTCTGTTGATAGTTCTCCTTCACATGTTGGGCATGTGTTATTTTCATAAAGGCTTAATTTGCGAGTGAGAGCCTCTAATTCATATACCAATTTTGTTTTATCATCATTAGTAGATTTTAGATCTATAGTAACTTTTGATAAACTATCAGAAATAGTATTTTGTGCTTCTTCTAGCTTGCTTTTATTTGAAGTATATCGAACTAAAGAATCTTTTAGTTCTTGAATTTTAGCCTTGTCTTTTTCATTAGACTCTGCCATTAACTCGTTTAACTTCATATTAACTGAAGTAATGTTTTCGTTTAACTGCGTGAGTTCTCTTTCATAAACATCTAAATCAACCTTCAAGCTTTTGCGCTCTTCTTTAATGTTTTGTTGCATTTCATTTAAAATAGAAAAGCCAAACATTCTATCAATGATTTGTTTTTTATCGTTGTTTGTCATTGTTAAAAATGACTTAAAATCATTTACCGATAGGATAATAATATTTTTAAATACGTGGTATGGAATTCCAAAGATTTCTTCTTCTAAGTATTCTTGAACTGACCTTTTACCTGCTTTATCGAATTCAACTCCGTTAAGCTTGACTTCAAATTTACTAGGGGCCAATCCTCTTTCAATAGATACTTCTGTAGTTTTACACTGTAGATTAATTTTTACCCAAAGTTCCTTATTAATCCGATTAGGCAAGTCTGCCATCTTAACACCTTCAACTTTACCATATAAAGCAAACACAATAGCATTTGCAATCGTAGTTTTACCATGGCCGTTTTTACCGAGTGTTAGGAATAATTCTGAATTGTCTTCTTCGAATTCTAATCTTTGTATTGAATTTCCATAACTTGCAAAATTCTTAAACTCTATAGATTGTATTCTCATATTTCACTATCATAATTATATGCACATAAATCATGCAGTCTCTTTATTCTATCCTTAATCTGTTCTTTTGTTTCATCATCCTTTGACATTCCATCAATATACATATTACATAGATGCAAGATGTTGTAATTCTTATACATATCCTCGATCTCTTCCATGTCATACATGTCTTTATCGATAAAGGTATCTTGTTCGTATATGTTTGGTTCAATCTTTCTACCAATGTTTTGGATTTGGTTGATGAATTTAGAAAGTGAATTACTGGCAGCTACGTGAGAAGGCACAAATAAATCAACGAAGTTATTTTTAATCTGCTCTTTAAATTCACCGAGAGTTGTATTATATAGACTTGTAAGGTAAGTCTTCACAAACTTTGGTGATCTATCATTCTCAAAGAAAGTTTCGCTCATGTCACTTAAATCAACTAGGTCAAATCCTTTTGCGTTGTTTGCATCAGAGCGAGTTAATTGATATGGAACACCAACCATTCTTAATTTACCTTTATTTTGTCTATAGTGAATATGGCCGGACCAAACTCCATCGAAATTATCATATGAGTTTGCTTCAACTCCATGTAGATTAGTAACCTTTGAATTTAATTTAATTCCACGAACTTCCGAATGGCAAAATACCATATTAGCTTGAGGATATTCTGCAAGGGTTTCAACCTCATGTTCCGTGTCTCTTCTCCATGGCATTAATAAAACATTCTTACCAGCCCAATTAAAAAGTTTAGGTTCTTTATAGATCTGAACATTTGGAATCCACTTTAAACTATCGATTGAAGTAACATCATTACTTTTCTTAGCCCAAATATCATGGTTTCCGCATATAACATGGGTTGGTAGAATTTCACCTAATCTTTCAAATAGATTTACAGCATAATTTAATACTTTTAAATTTATACTCTGTCTATTATCAAAGGCATCTCCGACCTGGATTAAAACATCACCTGGTCTTACTTTTTCTTTTAGGGTTGGGATAAATACGTTTTCATAGAAATCCTTTTGGATCTCTAGCCATTCCATTGAATTTGATCTGATACCTAAGTGCATATCACCTAAAACCCAGATCCTCTTTACAGGATTCTTTAAGATTTTATTTTCAATCATATTAAAACAATCTATTGATATTCTTCTTTTGTAGTATATTTGTTCGAGCGTCTAGCTCTTCAATTAATTCTTCTTTAAATTTATTTCCAAGTGATTGATAAAATCGAGTAGGATTTACATTAAAGTAATCACACAATTCTGAAAATATATCAACTAAAGAATGTGATGCTCTAGTTTCATCCGATATAAATTCATACACTTCATTAATATCTATTTTGTTTAATTTAACAGTTTGGTGGAATTCATCAATCTTATTAAATTTCTTAAATCTAGAATTTATAATTAAAGCGTGGATTTCGTCTGCTATTAATTTAGTTTCAATCTTGTCTTCTTCAGATCGATTGTCAACTACTCTTGGTGAAAGAGCGAAAGACATCGATGTGTCATACTCGTATTCTGTTTCTTCGAACGTGTTATCGAATATTTTATCTCTTTTTGTTCTTCCTGTTGACATTATAAACTGTGTATATTTGAGTTTGTTGTTTCATC